ATGGTTTATTTTAGAATTAATGAAATACTTAAAAAGAAAAACAGAAGTAAGTATTGGTTTATAAAAAATATGGAAGGAGGCTATCAATCTTTAAGTCATTTAATGGATAATCAAACAAAAGCAATTCATTTTGATACTCTTGAAAAAATGTGTAATTTATTAGAATGTGAAATTGGCGAATTGATTATTATAAAAAAAGATAAAAAGAAAAATAAGGAAAAAGAAAAGGATAAAGACAAAGATAAAGATAAAGAGAAAGGACCAAAAAATGAGTAAATTATTGGATCAATACAAAGATTTGAAAAAACAAGATGCATCTTCAATATATTTGTTTAGAATTGGCATTTTCTACAATATATTAAATGAAGATGCAAAAATTATCAATGAGAAACTAGGTTTGAAAATAACGGATATGGGACCCTCTATTTTCAAATGTGGCTTTCCAATTTCTCAATTAGATAAATATATCATACTATTAAAAAATTTAAAAATAAAGTATAAAATAATAGATAATTTACCTAATTCAAATATCAATACATATATGAACAATATAGAAATAAAAAAGATATTAAATAAAATCGTTGAACTTGATATGAATAACACAACTTTTCAACAAGCATTTAATATTTTATTAGATACTCAAACTAAATTGAAAAAAATTTTATAAGTAGAGGAGTTTATCTCCCCTACTTAACTTTTTGATAAAATTTGTTAACTTTTGTACCATTTTTGTTATTTTTTCTCAAAAAATGTTACATTTTGTATCGTTTTTGTAAAAAATAGTGCATTTTTATCTTCCAATACCTTTATTAACCATTGATTGAATTAAATTTGCATCATATCCTGCTTGTGTTAATTTATATGCTCTATCTCCACCATTGCCCCATTTACCTGCCCAAACTTCTTTGCAAATTTCTTCATTTGATTTTAAGTTTGTTTTAGTACTTGTTGCTGCTGCAGTAGGTATTTTTAATTTTTGACCTTTATAAATTGTATATGGTGAGTGTATTCCATTTAAAGATGCAATTTCTTTCCAATTTACACCTAATTTCTCGCCTATTTCTGATAAACAATCCCCACTTTTTACTGTATATGTGGTTACTGATGTATTTGTTGTAGTTTTTGTTATTGCACTATCAACAATACAACCATCATTTGTCCATCCTAAATTTCCGTTATCTAATAAATATGGGTTTTTTGCACCTACAATTATTTTAGTTATCTTTCCACTTGTTCTAGCTGGATTTAATCTATTTGTAGAATTTGATGCAACATATATACCTGTTACTGTTACAACATCCCCTACTTTTCTTTTTGTAGGTGCTTGAACTGTTGGAACTTCAACTGGTGCTGTTCCCTCTTTTATTCTTTTATTTACTTGTTCAGTTATGTATGGCAATTTGCTTTGCAAATAACTTCCTGGACAAGTTGTTGCAGCAAACATATTGTGTCTTGTAATAGTTCCATTAGAAGTACCATCATATATATAATGTGTAGTGTTTGGATTTCTTTTTTGAACATCAACCATTAAATCTATTAATCTTTCAATACATAAGTCTGATATATGCCAATCTCCTCCCACTTGGTCGTTAGATACTTCATAAGTAATAGCTTGGTGGTCATTAGATGGAGAACTTGAAGTCCAAGCCCTAGATTCTTCTCCGACTATACCAACAATTTTACCATCAATTCCTATTCCATAATTAGCTGATGCTTTTCTGTTTGGGTTTTGAAAGATTCTTCCTATTTGTTCAGCAGTTAAAACTCCAGCTACATGGTGAGGAGTTTGTTTCTTTATTGTATTGTTTCTTTTTGCAGTATAATTTGATGGACTTGCTTCCATTATTAAATCACATAATCTTGAAAATGTACCCATTATTCTTCCCCTCCATTTCCATTTGTTAATTCTGCTTCCATTTCAGGTGTTAATTCAATATCATCAATTAAAATTTCAACATCTTGTCTTTCATCTTTTTCATTTCTGATTGTTGCTGTTACTTTTTCTGACATAAAAATCATCCTTTCTTTGATAAAAATTTCGCTCATCTTTATATAAAAGACGAGCGATAAAAAATAATACTGGAAGATTTTTTTGTTTTCTTCCAGTATTTATATAATGCCGTATTTTTTTTACGGTATTATTCTGGTTTACTTTCTTTTAATTGAGTACCAAAATAAAATGCTATAATCATTAAATATATTTGTTCAATATCCATTTGACCTATTATAGCTTTGTAGGCAACTACTAATGTTAAAATTAATGTTACTAAACTTTTTACATTTATTAATTTTGCAATTTTTTCTTTCATGGCAACCCCTCCTATTTTAAACCTAATTTAAAAAGAGCATATGCTAGTATTGCATAGAATAAATAATCAATTAATTTGTCCCATTTCATACCTTTTTGCTCTTTTCCTTTTTGAATATCATTTTTTATTGCAGTTACATTGTTCTCTACATTACTCATTCTGTAATCCATTTTTTCCATTATAGAATAAGTTTTTTCAAGACTATCTAACCTTGTATCGTGTTCATCTAATCTTTTTGTATTTGATTTTGCTCTTTCTTCTAAATGAGCTATTGCAACTTCTGGACTTTCCATCGGCTTTCTCCTCTCTTGTAAATTTTTAAAAAGGTTAAAAAATAACACTCTAAAATCAAATTTTAGGGTGTTTTAGACATAATTGAATTATTTATACTCTTCTCCTGTTATTTCTTTGTATTCTTCTTCTGTAATCCATTTTCCTACTGCATTATATACTCTTGTTTTATTCCAAATTCCATTATCATAATATTTTTTTACTTTTTCATAATTTTTACTCATGCTTCTCCCTCCTCTAAATCAATGTCTGACATCATTGCAAGGTATTCTATATCAGCTTGAGTTCTAATTTCTTTTAATTCAGCTTGTGTAAGTTCTCTTAACGCAAAATAATATCCATCTTTATAATGAAGTATTTGAATTAATTGCATGTGTTCATATTCTTGAACAACTTTTTCACCATTTTCTATTCCTTCAACTACAACTTTTGACAATTTTCCTTCAAATTGTTCTTCAGTAATTTCAGTTTCAGAAATAAAATTATTTCCACTTAATCTTAAGTCTGTAAGTTGTGTTCCATCAGATAGTGTAATTTTCCATGATTTTTCCATGTTACCTTCCTCCCAAATAAATTATAATATAATTGAGACATATTGGTTATTTGCTGCTTTGACATATTTTTATAATTACCTGACATCCAACTTTTAAATATATTTTCTATTTCTTCATATTTTAATCTTTCTTTATCTAACAATCTTTTATATGCCTTCAATTTTCTTCTTTCCCTAGTTATAGCTTTAGGGTTTATTTTTCTAACTATTCTTCCTGTTTCTGTTAATTGATAATTTAGTTGTAATACTTTAAATTGTTGAGATAATTTTACAATTCTTGTTTTTTTATCATTTATTATTAATCCTAATTCATTTGCAATATTTTTTACTTCTTTTAGTAGTTCTTTTAAAAATTCTTTATCTTTGTGTATAACATAACTGTCATCTGTATATCTACCATAATACTTACAACCTTTTACAATTTTTATATAATTATCAATTTTTGATGGATACGAAATACCTATATTTTGAGATGGCTGACTTCCTATATCAACACCTCTTCCATTTTTGTTTTCAATATTAAATACATCAAATAAGTTTTTTAGTATCCACAATGTAATTTGCACTTCTCCTGGATCTACTTTTTTTAATAATGATTGTATATTTTTTAAACATAAATTATGAGGAATACTTGCATAATAACCACTAAAATCTATTAGTAATATATATCCCTCATTACTTTTATATTTTCTATAAAATCTATGTAGGTGTATTTCAAATCTTTTTCTATGAAAAGCTACACCTTTATTTTTCTGACTAGCACTATTATCATATATTAAATAAGGAGTAATAGCAGGAGTTAAAACATTATCGCAAAGCAAATGATTTACGGTTTTGTCTATCATATTATTTGTTGTGATATTTCTAATTTTCCCTCTTTCATTTATTACAAATCTTCTTCCTTTTGTAGGTTTGTATTTTCTTTCAATAAAATCTTTTTGTAATTGTGCAGTTTCTAACAAATGATTTACTTCAAAAAGCTGTGCTTGATATTTAAAAGGTGCTCCTTGAATTGCTTTTGTTCCTGCTTCATAAATAGCATTAGCATCATAATATATATTCATAAAAATCACTTTTATAGTATTACTGGTCGTAACCAAATACATAATGATTAGCATTTATCAACTTTCACAAGTAGAAGGGATAATCTTTCCTTTCCTTTTCCCAATACTATACGATGGAATCTAGTCCACCAAAAAAGTGTATAGGTTGTGAAATCAGGACGCACGCCATTAGAGTTGGAAGCGTTGTTGTAGTTCGCATTACCGTTGTTGTTGACATTAGCGAAGTACGCAGCAGAGACCACATATAAAGATTACCCACTGTTTATTATTTCTTAATATTTTTAAGAAACCTATTGTCAGCTTGTCGGAGTGATTTTATCATATTAAATTCTTTTTGTATTTCTAAAACTAGACTTGTATACTTGTTTAAATCAGCATATAAACATTCCCCAGCATATTGTAATTCATCTTGTAAAGCATTACATGATTCCATTGCTCTGTCCATTTCAAGTCGTCTTTCTTCAAATTCAGACATATATGTTGGAAATATTGTATTTGCTCTTCTTAAATGTTGACTTATTTCACAAGCACAATCAAGAACTCTGTTTGTTGTTCTAAATATTTGTTGTTTAAAATATTGATATGTTCTTTCTTTAATTCTTTTTTGTTCATCTTCTGGAAACATTTTTATTTTTTCTGCAATAATTTTTTCTATTTTACTTTCATTGATATAAAAATTATTTTCTGCTAATTTTGTTACTGCTTTTCTTATTAAATATGCATTGTGTATTACTTCTAATTTTGATTCGTTTCTTTCACTCTTTTTTATATCTGACATTGCTAATAATACTATTTTACTCCTTTCAAAATTTTATGATAATAATATCACTTTATTTTGAAATTTTTAACTATTCTAGACAATCACTATATTAAATGACAGGGCATAAAGCCCTGTCTGATGCTTGATTAGTAGATTAGGAAAGCAGGACGCACGCCAAGAGAGTTGGAAGCGTTGTAGCAGTTCGCACTACCGTCGCCGTTGACATAAGCGAAGGACGCCGCAGAGACCACATCTCTTAACCAGTACCAAGTTCTGCTTCCGTTTGTATCTCTAGCAGGAATTAAATCTGGTCTATGTCTGAATAATGATAATTGTGATTTATCCATTGTATAGTTATAAGATACAGCAGTACCATTCATAATATTATGGAATATATTGCTTCCATACACCATACATTCATTCATTAATTCTATATCTGAATCATACCAAGTTCCTGCACTTTCATATCCACTTGTAACTGCATTTGCAAATAAATTTCTATGACTTAAAATATGTTCTGTTCCAAAATCATTTCTAATTATAGTTTTATATGCTGCTAAATTTGCTGTATACATTGCACTTCCAACATATGCTCCTGTTGTATCGTTACTTGCATTCATTTGTGCATTTCCCATTGTTCTTTCTGGTATCATTAATATATGTGGTTTTGTGCATTCAGTATCGCCACAATGTAGTCTGTAATTAAGGTCAGCTACTAAATATTTCCTTCCACTTGATTTACCTATAATGTAATCCCCAACAAAAATATCATCAAATGTTCCAGCTGCAATTTGTTCTGTCAAAGTACCATCATAAAATAAATCTGTTATGTCCTTTCCTCTATAAATTGCATTGTGTGCCCCAGCATTTGGTGCAACAGTAATTTCTTTTAGTGCATTAAAATCTTTTTCAGTAACATACACTGTTGTAGGGTCCGTTGTTATTGTTACATTATCTGCATTATCAACTGTTATTACCATATCAAAATAATGCTCTTTTTTGGCTGAAATTGAATTATTTATATATTCTGCTTCATCACCATAATTAATATATGCAAAAAGAATTTCCTCGCTTGTATCAGGATCTATTGCATATAATCCTAATTCTCTTAAATAAAAACTAGCATCTGCATCTGTATTTTGAAATAAACCTCTGACAGTTACTTGTGTCTCTGTATCTCTTGATATTTTTGTTATATCAAAATTTAAAACAGAATTTGCTAAAGCTGTCAAAGATTTTATTGCACTTGCACTTGTATCTGCAAGTTGTCCATCACCAATAACAAACTTTGAAAATTGCAATTTTTTTGCTTCTAATGTTTTAGCAGCTAAAATAGAGCCTTTTGTTGTTATATAAGTTATTCCAGTTGCCATTTTCTATTCCTCCTTTATATTTAATTTTATATATTCTTGTCTCACAAGTGCTAAACCTACACCTGTATTTAATGTTAATTTATGTTCTTCTGTTGTTGTTTCAGTATCAACTGTTAAATTTACGAATTTGTTATGAATTATTATTGTCCCAATATTGTAAGATAAAAATATTTGCCTTTGAAGATTCAAAAAATATTGATTTATATCATATAATATTTTTTCTAAAGCATTTGCTTGTTCATAATTCAGTGTATTATTATATATAATTGTTTCAGTTAATATTGATGTACAAAAACTTTTTAAAATTTCTATGTTTTTTCTTATTCTATCTATTTGTGTTCTTGTCGGAAAATCTGACATATTCCAATCTGTTTTTACAACAATTGTTTTTTTAAAACCATATTTTAAAAACAAAGTATATAAATACTCACACCATTTTTCTACTCTATTTAAATCAGTATAATTATATGCACCTTTTAGAGAACTTGAATTGCTAGGGTTATTTAGTGCAGCACTTACATCACTTGATAATCTATTATAAATTAACTCTTCCATTATTCACTTTCTCCTTCCAAATAAGTATAAGTATTTCTAACCAATGTAGCACCAATATTTTCTGCTAAATCTAGTGTTCTCTTCTCGTATGCCAATCTAATTCTAGTATTTAGTTCTGCTTTTACAATAAATCCACCAGTTAAATCTATATCAAATTTATTTGCATGTCCTACTAATAATTTATTATAACTTTGGTCTACTTCTAAATCCTGGGTTAATATTTCATTACCTAATAAGAATTCTAGACTTGTTGTATATGTTTCTTTGTAATATTCTAATATTTTTGTTGCTATTGTTTTTGCATTAGATTTACTTACTAAATATGCATTTTCAATTTTTAATACATTTTTTGTGTCATTATCACCAGAATTTTCAAGTTCAACTAAATATTCTTGTATATTATCTTCATATTTATAACCATTTATTATAACATTACTTTCGGCAGTACATGAAATAATTGCATAATTACAATTAGATTCAACAATAGTTCCTCCTGTGCAACTAATATTATAAACTGGATCATTGAATTTTATTGTTGTTTTACCTTTATCTAATACACCTTCATATAATTTTTCTTGTGTAGTTGTTTTAGTATAATTATGAGCATTAACAGAAACACCTGTAACAATTTCATTTTGTTTAATTTCCAATGTGTTTTGAAACCTATTATTTTTATCTATTATTTCTCTATCTTCGACTTTTTCTACATCTTCAACTGTATATATTCTTATTTTTGAACTTCTACTACAATCAGAAACTGCACCTATTGCAAATACTACTTGTTGCAAAGCTTTTCTATGTGTGCATATTGGAAGATATCCATTTAAAATAATTGTTTTTAAATCTTCTTGAATTTCATAATCATCACCACTTAAACCTGCAGATGTAAAAATTTCTTCTAATAATTCAGCAGCAGTTACATTTTCATATATTCCACCACTAAAATCCGTTTTATCTATAACACCTACTAAATCTATTGCAGATATATCCATTTGCTTGTCATTTTTATTTTTCCAAGTATCAAGATAAAATGTTCCCATTGGTATTCTTTTATTCTCTTTTATTAATATTTCTGTTACTTCAAGTTTTTGTCTTTGTTGTAACAATGTATATACCCCTTGGGGATTTAAAATATTAAAATCATCATCTGCAGAATATATTGTAAAATCCAATGTATTTATAGGTATTTCAGAACTTAATAAATCAACTTCTTCTAATATACTTGCACTTTTTAAACTATCACCTTCAAAGGTTTTCTCTGCTCCATATAGTATTTGATATAATTTCAAATATCTACACGGATTATTTGTACTATAAAATGTTATTACTATTTTTGTATAATTTTCGACAATATTATTAGCAACATATTTGTAATTATCTGGTGCAAAGTTTACATTACTAATTAAATTATTATCTTTATCATAATACTTTATATTTAAGTTATTACAATAATCTCCTGTTTCACTAAAAAGAAATGTTAAACCTAAACTACTATGAGTTTCAGTAAAGTCAATTTCTAATGTTAGTGGAGTTTCAAAATTTCCATTTTCATCAGACATTTGCTTACTCCACCAACACATATTTTTTAAATTGTCTGGCATTAATTCAAAACTTCCGTCTAGTGCAAACTGATTTTTTTCTAATGTTCCATATTTTGTTTCTACTATATCATCTTTTTTTAAATCTTCTAAATTAACAAATTCTTGTTGGTTATTAACAGTTAATCCACTATCAGCTTTTGCCGTAACATCAACAAAACCAAATTGAATACTCGCTTTTGTTTTCATATTATCAACTCCTTGCTGGCTTTTTAGCCGTGAAATTCACTGTCAAATTCTTATAATATGGTTTTCCATCTTTATACACATACAATTCATCAGATACATTTGAAAAATATGCTCTAAACTTAAAACCTGCAATGTTTATATCGTGAAATTCTTCCGCTTCTGTTAATTTATCATATAGCCTATTATATTCACCATAATTAGAATCTTTTTGCCTTTCAAATTTAATATTTTGATAATTAAAAAATACTCCTATTAATTCTCTTTTTAAATCTCCGTCATCTGTTCTATTTGCATATTTATCTAAAAAATCGGCATTTCTTTTTACTCCAGTTAATACTTTTACATCAAATACTTCTCCATCTATTGTTAAAAAATCACTCCACACATTTTTTTCTTCTTCCATTATGAAACACCTCCTACAATTAATTTATCTCCTCTTCTGTTAGATTCTCTGTCTAGTTCTGGTTTTAATACTCTTATTAATTGGGCTAGTGTTCCATCAAATTTTATTACTATTTCTCTTGAAGAATCATTGTTAGAAGAAGTTCCCAATATTGCTGCAATTTTTCCTGCAAGTACATCCATCCACTCTGTATTATTCTCTAATGGCAATACTGCTTCTTTACCAGCTTCACCAATAATTGCTTGTGTTGGTTGATTTACAATACCACCTTTTGCAAGTTTTGGAATTGAAAGCATATTTAGTTTTCCAATACTTACTCCTGGAATAGCATTAATAACATCTATACCTGCATTTATTAATCTGAAGAAATTATTTATAACATTTTCTATTTTAGACAAGATCCAATTCACCGCAGATTTTACTGCACCTGAAATCGCATCTCCTATTGCTGTACCTAATGTGCTGAATTTATTTTTTATAGCACTCCACATATTTGAAACAACATTTACTAAACTATTTTTTATATTATTAAATATATTTACTACACTATTTTTTATATTATTGAATATGTTTGTAATGTTAGTTTTCATATTATTAAATTTATCTCTTACACCATTTACTATATTACTTATCACATTTACTATTGAAGTTTTAATTGAGTTCCATATATTTGATACTGTTGTTTTTATTGTTGTAAATAATGTTGTTACAAAGTTTTTAACTGCATTAAATTTATTTACTATTCCGTTATAAATACCTGTAATTACATTGCTAATAGTGGTTTTTATAGCATTCCAAATCGTACTGAAGAAATTACCTATCGCAGTAAATACTGTTGTTATTACACTTTTTATCACATTAATAACTGATGAAATTATAGAATAAATTGCATTCCATACAGTAGTAACTAATGTTTTTATTGCATTCCATATTCCGTACAAAAAAGTCTTTTATTCCTTGCCAAGCTAATTCCCAATTACCAGTGAATACTCCTATAATAAAATCTAATACTCCATTTAATGCATCTAAAACATAACTAATTACTTCTATTATCCCTGCTATTGCTGGTTTTAATATTCCAAGTAACCAATCAACTAATGGTGTTAATGCTTGTAAAATTACTTGTATTACTACCATTACTGTCTCGCCAACTCTTCCCAATGCATCTAGTAATTTTGAAAACATTTCACTTCCACCATTTTCCCACACATCTTTTAACATGCCTGTAATTTTTTGTAGCCACTCACCTAAAATTGCTAAACATCCAACTAATGCATTTAAAAAGTTTTGAACACTTGTACTAGCTGTCCAATCAGCAAAACATTTTACTACATCTTCTATAATCCAAAGTACATCATTAAAAGCATTTGCAAGAGTTTGAACAATTTTATCTCCATTGCCATTATTTTTCCATGCATTTGCCCAAGCATTTGCAATATTACCAATAATATCTAATATACCTGCAAATATTTTCATTAATGTTTCTATTGTTGTTTGCACTGTTCCATTGGTCCATATTTTCGCAAAACTGCTACCTATTGCACCAAATAAATTTGTTAATCCATTAAAAGCATTATGAATTGAAGATATAACTGTTTGTCCTGTTGTTTCCCATGCCTTTTTAAAAGGCTCAAAAATAAATGCAAATATATTCTTTATTTTCTCTGCCAAACTATCATATTGTGCCATTAAAGCACTCAAATCTGTTGGGCTCATTCCACCACTATCTGCACTAGAATCTTTTTGTAATACATCTAAATCATCAAATTTTGCTAAATTATTACTTGCTGCTTTTGTACTTGATGCTGTGCTTGCTGTACTTTTTGCAGTTTTCTTTGCAAAAATGTTTATATTTGCAAATGATTTCACTATTGCACCTACAACGGCAAGTATTTTATAAAAGATTTGCAAAACACTTTGAATTGCTGGTGCTAAAGCAGAGCCTATATTGGCTTTTAAATTTGTAAGGTCTGCTTGTAATTGTTTTGCTTCTTTGCTACCTGCATTTAGCCATTCATTCATAGAATTTTTTAATAATGAATATATACTTCTAAATCCTAATAGAATAACACCAAAACTTGCTAATTTCTTAACTGACCCACCTATATTTTTTGAAATTCCTAAATTTTCTACTGCTGTTTTTTTAGTATTCTTTGATGCCTCTTTCATTTTTTGTGCATATTCTGCTGCTTTTTTCTTTGCTTCTTCTACTTTTATATTTACTTGTGATTGTTCTTTTTTTGCTTGTAATAAGGATGTATTTAGTTGTTGTTGTTTTCCTCGTGATGCTTCAAGTTTTGTTTTATAATCATTTACTTTTGTTGTTAATTGTTGTTGTTTATTTATTAATTTCTTATACTCTGAATCTGCTTGTATTTGACTTTGTATAAAATTATCAAAATCTGTTTCAGACATTACACCTTGGAAATCTCTATATGTTTCAAATACACGGTCCCCAACTAAATCCATTTGTTGCTGAACATTTGATAACTCTTGAGAAGTTTGATTAAATTTATCATTTAATCTATTTACTTCATTTCCTGCACTAGCAACACCTTTTTCTAATTGTTTTACTTTTACATCTACTGATTTTTTTAATTCTTCAAGACCTTTTTCTGCTCCCTTTTTATCTATTTTTGTATTAATACGAATTGAGCCATCTGCCAAAATTCTCACCTCATTTCTTTCTCGGTAAGTCATCGGCACATAATGGCTCTACTTGACTTGTTTTTTATCAATTATTATTTCGAATACTTGTCTGCATTTTTTTCCTTTACACTTAACAAAAATGCCACTGCATCTAGCATCTTTGCTAAATGTAATGGGCATTTTATATCCACAAAATGGGCATTCTACCTTTTCTATTTTAATCATCTCCTAGTAATTTGTTAAAGTTCTCTAATGCTTCTAAATCTTCTTTATCATATTGTGTTGGCAATGCAACTCTATCCATGGCTTCTTGTATTCTAGTTCTAGTTTTTGGATCTGTGTAATCTGATAAATTTGTGTTTCTTAAATCTCTTACTCTATTTAAAATACTATCTTCTGTTAAACCACTTATTAAATTACAAAATTTCCAAAAATGCATATTTGTATTTTCTAAATCTATTTTATAGTCTGAAATAAAACTAGCATAAATAAATTCTTTATCATACTCAAAGTCCATGTCTTTTTTTGCATCTGTTATACTCTTGTTTTCCTTTCCACATGATAAAAAAATTGCTGCCTTTTCAAGAGCACCATTAATATTTTTTGGTATATTTATTATTTCTCCCTTTTCGTTTTCTTGCCCAAATAATACACTAACAACTGCAATTGCTCTTTCCACATCAGAAATTGAATTGTCGTCAATTATTTTAAAACATTCTAATGCATATATATAATCTGTATTTATTTTGTATAATTGGCCATCAATTTCTGCAAATTCTGGATATTCAACCATAGTTAAATCACCTTATTTTTTTTAGGAGCATACTTTTTATACATTGTTTTTTGTATATCTTGTATTTTTACTCCCATTTTTTCAAATTCAGGCATTAATCCTTCTAGAAAGTCAGCAAACATTTCTTTGTCATTGTAATCTCCAAAAATAGCTTGACAAGTTCCTTTTCCAAGAAATTTATCTAAAATTGTTCTTAATGTGTTATATCCTTCAGCTTCTGTTAAATAAAATTCTCTTGTAGCTGGACTTAATTCAATATGTTTATTAACATTTTCAACAGTTACATTTTCTATCTCTGGAACTTCTGTTATACCTTCAGCTAATATTTTTTGTTTTAATTCTTCTTCTTTTTTCTCTAATATTTCTAATTCTTTAAATGCACTATCGTATAACTCTAACATTTTTACTGGAAAATTAGCATCGTTTAAGTGAAATTCTAATGTATGAATTACATTGTCATATTCGTCATTTATATCTATTGTATAAATATTCTTTTTAATAATTTTAATTGAGCCATCTGCCATGACTTACCTCCTCGTATATACAAAAAAATAATGCCACATAAAATAATGTAGCATTATTTTTATTTATTCTTTCTATTTATCAATTTTAGGCTGCATATTTTCCTGCTGTAAAAGTAACTTTACCTTCAGCATCTATTGTTACATAACCTGTTTCTTGATTACCATTTTGTTTTACATTATATGTGATTTCTTTTGCATCAAAATCACCAATAACAAGAGTTGTATTGATTTTAGCAGCTTCATATACATTTTCTGCTAACTGACTATATAAATAAACTTTTAAACAATCAGTTTTTGCATCTTCTTCTACTGCTAAATTTTTTCTTTTTTCATCTACATACTCAAAGATTTCTTCTCCAACATAACATTTTTGTGTAACATCAAATGTTGGTGAATAAGAAACTACTTCATTTGTAGCACTATCTTCGTGTATATATTGATTTGATTCTTCTTCAGCATTATAGGCTTCTTTCATTTCTGAAATACCTTTACCCATCCTAGCATAGTTTGGTTCAGCTGTTGTTCCTACATTCATAAATGTAGCATATAAACTTCTTTTCATTTAATTTTCCTCCTTTTTTATTTATAATAAGTAATTCTTAATTGTATTTGATATCTTGCAGTATCAATTCCTGTTTGATATGCATATCCAGTACTTAAACATTCTATTGTTTCAATACCTTCAATTTCTGGCAAATTTCCATTTATGTTTTGTTCTTCTATCCAATCACTAAAATCTTCATAAAATTCTGTATTTAGCATATTTTGAATAGTCTCTTGGCCATAACTTTCTCTACTTGCAAATATAAAAGCAAATTGTTTTATTGCAGAATCATCTATAAAAGATTCATCCTTTGGTGCAACTGGTGTAGGCTCTATGCTATAAGCCACTTCATTTTCTAAATAATCTACACCAATTTTCCCATCATGTAAGTGGGGACATTGTGCAATAAATTCTCTAATAGCTTTTATTATAGATTTTTTATTTTTTGCCATGTTAATTACCTCCATTTAATAGTTCTTGAACTCCTTTGACAATTTCTTGTCCTTCAGCTGCTTTCATTCTTTCAAACCAAAATGCACCTCGTTGTGGACCTCCATAATAGGTTAAATCTTTATCTGTAACAGTTTTAGGGGCAGGACCAACCATAACTTTTCCATAATATAAATATCTAGGTTTTACACCTATCCAAGCTACTTCTCCACTTCCAATTACTGTTCCCATAATTCCCATATTCATTAATGCACCTGTTCGAAAAGGTATATATTTCGCACACCTTCTTAAAACTTCATTGTCAACAAATTTCTGAACAACTCCACCATCGTTTAGACCGTGCCTTTGTAAAATTTTCTTGGTATCGTCTAACTCAAAAACCCCATTGAATTTTATCATTTTAGAGCAATCTCCCAATGTGGCAAGCCACCTTTTAATTTATTATCAATAGTTATTATTTCAAATACATCATCAAAATTGTTTTTTAATGTTGTAATAGTATTGTTTTCATCTATTGTATAATCAACAATACCACTAACAACAATATCACCATTTTGAAAAGTATAGTATTTTTCAATATCTTCTTTTGATAATTGATTATATTTTTTTGGTGAAATATATTCTTTGTTTTCTGAATCTAAATCTTCAGTAGGAATATAAATTGTTCCGGAACTTGCATTTTCAAGACCTGATTTTATTACATTTACTGCTTTTTTCTTTTCTATATTTACCCCTATTAAATAAGTTCTTACATAATTGTGGTCCCTTATAGTAGGATCATATTTCTTATTAAATATAGTAATGCTATCTTCAAACATATTTAGCACCCCCTATATAAAACAGATTCGCCTTTTTCATCTTTTACATATAGCAAGAAATTTACCAATACATCATATAATTCATTTTCATCTTCTGAACTATTTTGATAATTTACAGACCAAGACCCAACACTTTCTGAAACTTTACCTTTTTTCTTTTCATATTTTTTCATTTTGTCCGCAAGAGAGCATGTGCAAAGTTTTACCTCATCTGGAATATTATTTTCATTTATTCTATTATGAGTATTCCTTTTTATATAAGCACTTGCTTCTATTGACAATCTATTAAAAGAAGATTCGGGCATATTTCCGCCCATATTCAGTTTTATAATAATTATAGTCGCAATATCTCATGCCCTTACCACCCTTTCATTATTCTGCTTTTGGATTTTCTTCACCTTCAGCATTTTTTTCTTCCGGATTTTCTTCTGTATTTCCTTCTGGATTTGCTTCAGGATTTTCTGTTCCTTCTTTTGTATCTTCCGGATTTTCTTCTTTTGTATCTTCAGCATTATAATTTTTTAAAAAATCAATTATATCTGCTTTATTTTTCACATTTGATGGAATTTCAATATTATTTTCTGCTGCATATTCTTTTAATTCTGCAACTGTTTTTTCCTCAAGTGTTTTTTCTTTTGGTTCTTCTATTATTTCAACCTTAACACCTTTTTTTTGTAATTTTGTAATAATATATTCATTATCACAAAGGGCTACACCTTTTTCAAAGTGAAGCCCATATCTTACTTGTGTTAATGGTTGGTTTAAAAATACTTTTGCTTGCATATTTTAAGCCCTCCCATTTATTTATTATTTTGTACATTATTGTACTTTTATTTTTCTGAATACACCAGCTTTTAGTGTATTTTTTACAACAACAGCTGATACCATTTCAACATCACCTTTTTTGATAACTCCTGGTTGTTTTAAATCTGGTAAACAAGTAGAAATTATTTTCTCACCTTGTAAAGAAACTCCGTGGAATCCATCTTTTGCGATTTGAACTGCATAAATATCAGTTGTTCCTGCATCTGCATCTATTGGAACACATGGTATTGTTGTTTTTGTTGTTGGGTCATAGTATTCTTCTAAATCTACCATTGGAACATTATCCCAATTATCAACACTTTGTCCAAAAGCATCTTCTGTTCTTGAATAGTATCCTGCTCTTCTTGCAATACCTTTCATTTTTGTTTTCATTTTGCTATTCATTAAGAACATTGTTGGTTTACCTTGCATTAAAGCAACAAATGCGTCCATCATATCTAGGAATACATTATAGTTTGCATCCATTTTAGCACTATCAGATAAGTCAATTGCTTCTGTTGTGTTATATTCTGTACTAGCACCTGTTAATATAGTGTCTAATCCATCAAATTCATCTTCATTTGTATTAGAATCACCATTAATAACAGTATAGTGGAATAGGTTTATAGCACCTTTGATTTTTTCTTTCATTTGGAAGTCTAATTCATCAATTGCACCAGAAGAATTTGCAATAACTCTATCTAGTTTGAACTCTCCACCAAATATTTTTAAATCTGCAGTTGCTTTTTCTCTTACTGCTTCATTTGATGCTTTTTCATCATCTGAATATTCAGTATTTAATTTTCTGAAATTAGCAGTTGCTGGTGTTTTTAATTTTAAATAACCATAAGTTAATGTACTTCCACCAGTTCCTGGAGAAACTGCATCATCAAATAATAATTTTTCTAATAATAATGAACCTCTTCTAAATTCATCAATAACTTGTTGGTCTACTTTATCTGCCATACCAACTTTGGCTTGTTCTAATGTAATCATGTTACATACCTCCTAAATTTTATTTAAATTTTTCTTTTAGTGCATCAAATAAAGTTCCATTTCCTATATTAGATCCTTGGTTATTATTAGTTTGTTGTGTACTGAAGTTTGGCAAGTTTTTGTTATCTTCTTCAGATTCAAATAAATATTTCAAGTTTTGATTTTCTTGAATAGGTTTTATTTGTTCTTCTAAACCTGTTACTTTTATCTCCCCAGTTTTTTCATCTTTCTCTCTACCAATTTTCGTCATATCTAAATGTCCTATTATTGATGCCTTATCTTTTACTTTGAAACCTTTTAAGGCAGTTTCTAGGGCAGTATTGAATTTCATATCTTCAACTTCTTTTGAGCCTTCGGCTTTTCCTTTTTCATATTCAGCTTTTTTCAATGCTTCTATATCGACACCTTCTAATTCTTTAATCTTTGTGTTTTTTGTTTCAACAACACCTTTTTGTACTTCGATATCTTCTTCAAGAGTAGCAATTTTTGTTTTTAACGGAGTTATATCATTTCCGTTTTCATCCATAATTTTGTCTACTGCTTTTTTTATTTCAGCTTCATCAGTTACACCTAGACCTTTTATTAAGTCTTCAATTACTTTTCTTTTCATAATACATATTCCTTTCCCAGCTACGATTTTTTACGAGTTTTCTCTTCTCTTTGCTGCTTGCATTTATTACGAGTTGCAAGTACTCTTATTTTTAAATAAAAAATAGACATATAAAAATGTCTAAAATTAATAACTATTAAATTGTTTTATTTTTCTGCATTTTCAGCTTTTTCTTCTGTTTCAGTAATATCTACTTTTTCAACTAGATAAGGATTTTTTAATAATTCCTCTGCTCTTTTTTCTGAAAAAGGATATACTTTACCTTTTTTGTAATCAACTTCTGTTTCTTTATCACTAAAGTTTTGTTTTATTCTTAAATTTACGATTTTAGCCATTTTATCACCACCTTTCAATTACTTTTATATTATTATGTTTTTAAACTGATTTTGAGCCGTTTATGGCTTTCCTAGATATACTTTTATTAAATCCTGCAACTCTTTCTCGAGATGTATCTCTTTTTAGTCCTGTTTGTGTTGCAAAATTGTTTAATTCTTTTTCTTTTTGCTTTAATTCTTTTGATTTTACATTAAATTTGTGTCTAGCTTGATTTAATAAATTTTCATCTTCTGTTCCAAGCATAATACCTTGATATCCGGAAAGCTGCCTTTTAAGTTCTCTTATTTCTCTTTCTTTCTGTCTTTGAATTTTTAAGGCATCATATTCTCCGTATTCTTGGTTATTATATTTTACTTTTTTATCATTTAATTCTTGTAATTCTTTATCTGTATATGCTCTTTTGCTAACTCCTTCTATAAAAGGAAATTTGTTGTGTCTACAATTTATACCACCCAAGCCATCTACTTTACCATATCCTGTAACTTCTTTTAAACTTGGGTATTTATCATTATTACCACTTATGCTGTATACTTTACCTTGCCACCAAGCATGGTTAGTATGGTCCAATTTTTTTGTTACTCTAGCACCAGTATGTGCTGTAACTTCTACTAAATCACAATTAAGTTCTTTTGCTCTTTCATCTTGCAATTTATGTGCTGTTTGATTTACTCCTGTTAATACTGCTCTTCTAACTGCAACATCTATTTTATCTAATTTTCCAGATGGGTACATTACATTTACACTTTCTTTTGATAATTGTTCTACTGCATTAAATATTGCTGTATTATAATCAAATGCCCCACTTGTGAACTGCCTATATGCCATATTGGTTATTTCTTGAAATTTACTTTGTGATGTCCCTGCCGTTGTCATTATTAAATTTGTAATATCATTATTTGCTTTTTGTATTCCAGCTTTAAGAATTTGCATCATTGCAGGACTTTCTCTAAAAAATGTTGGTTTTACTCCTGCTAATTCATATATTTCATCATCAAAAGTCATACTTTCTACTGCTGCATCTTCAAATATTTTTTTTACAACTTTTTTTGATATTTTTGTTATATTTGCAATTTCTGAAATGACATCATCATATAAATAACCACTTTCTTGAATTGCTTTTATTTGATGCCTAGCCGTTTCTGTCATTGTTCCTGCTTTTACAATTCTTCTTGCAATATCTTTTATAATAAAATTTTCTAATTCTGCATTTATTTTTATTGCTTCATCTGCACAATGTTCTAAATAATCAGGTGTTAGCATTTATATCACCTACTCTTCATCTTCTGTTTCTTCTTCATCTTCTTGTTTAGGCAACATCTCTTTTGCTTGTTCTTCAGTTACACCATATCTTTTCATTAAATAAAATTCTTTCTTGATATATCCCATATTTGCTTCTTGCATCATTATAGTTTGCTCTTCTTTTGCATCTACAAGAATACTATCATCCCAAGTATAACTTGTTTCATACTTTCCAAGAGGTGCTAGACGATATAATGTAGTTAATACATCCATTGCATAAATTGTATCTTCAAGAGCATCTTCCAAAGCTGCTTGAATATCAGAAACAGTTGCATAACTTCTTTGTTTTGCACTATTTATTTCGGTTGCAGTTTTTTCTATTAATTGTGGATCTGATATTGTTCCATAAGCTAAACCACAAACAAATTCAATTCTTTTTAAAATATCATTAAATCCTTTGTATAGTTCTGTTTCTCTAATTGCAGGGCTAAATACTTCATAAAAGGCTTTTCCATCTTTATTTGAACTTGTTGCCCTAAATAGTCTTTGTTTTAATGCAGGTAGTTCTAATTTTTCATTTATTATTTTGCTTGATTGTAATGCTGTTGGGTCTGCATCTATTGCTAATTCAGAGCCTTCAAATTCCCAAAGTAATCTAGCGAATTGTTTATCCGCTTCTTCAATTAATTTTGTTGCTCTTGAATATACTGAAACTCCAATAGGGCTATCTGGGTCAATAGTATTTGCAAAAGGAATTTTAAAATAACCAAACAATGGCTTTTCAACATTATTTATACCAACAATGTCTTGTATATCTTTCCAATCATTAATTGCTGCTAGTGGCACTTCGTTTCCTAGTGTTTCTTCGCTTGAACTCATATATGCTTTGTTTTGAATTATATACTTTTTATTGCTCACATCTAATTCGTGATATTCAAGTCTAGTAAAATAATATTTTCCTTCAACTTTTCTACTAACAAAAATTCCAGCCGTACACTCTTCATTGCTATTGTACTCAACTGGAAAGAAATTTGTCCCTTTTATTATATCTACTAATAATTGATTGTTCGCAACATAAGGTTTAAATATTAATCCACCTAAAGAACAACCATATTCAAGATTTTTTCTTAAATTTTTCTTTATCTTTTTATATTTATCTTGTAAAAAGTCTGCTCTTGGGCTTCCTGTTATTTCACTTTCAAACTCAACAACTGTTGCCGTTGCTAATTCTCTTGATATAGAAGCTGGAAGTCCTGCACTTATTACATCACTGTTTAACCATGGTGCTTCATCTTTGTACATTTTTTCCCATAAACTTATTGCCGTTATCATTTTATCTGATATAGCAACATTTACATTAAATTTAGTTCCAATATTTACATTAAACATTTTATTTATTACACTCCTTATCCAACCTAAAATTTTATTAAACATTTTTATACCTCCGTTAATATTAGAAGTTCGATATCTCTTTCTATTGTATATTCAAATGCATCTAGTGAATCTATGTCAGAACTTCCATCGTCAAGTCTTTCATCTTTTGTCAATTCTTTTGGATTCCAAACTGCTGTACAAAAAGCTGTTTCTAATGTTTCACAATCCTCTGTCAAATATAATCTCATTTGCCCCATTAATCTATTAGTCGCTCTTATTCTGTCATTTATTTCACTTTTCCAAGCATTATCTACGGCAAGAGAAATATTTGCTTTTATTAATGCAGTTCTTAAACCTCTTATTAATGTTTGTTCTGCACTATCTGCATAACATATATCTGGCATACCATATAAATTAATTATTTTTAAAACAAAATCTACAAACAAATCACCAAGTTTATTTGGGTCAATATCTCCAAAGTGTCTTTCACTTGCTAAACCTATAACATCTCTAAAATCTCGACTTATACCAGTTGCAACAAAAGCATGTCCTGAACCACTTCCACCAAAGTCAACAGAAAGAATAATTCTTGAAGATTTTGCTTTCGCATCTTCTCTAGATATTCTATATTTCAAAGGATCATTAGCAAAATTTCTATAACATAGTCCTTCAGCTATACATCTTTTTCCTAAAATATCTCTTAAATACCAAATACTATTTTGGTCATATTGACTTATTATTTCTTGTTTTCTTATATCCGGAATATTAATATTGTCGAATATTGTAAAATGTTGATAATTATATCCACCAAGTAAAGTACCATCATTGTGTTTTTTAGCATAATTATCAATATATTTCACATATATTGGTGAATTTGGGTTGTCTGGGTTTAAATCCCAAAATATTTTTCTTCTTTTTGCTGCTAATTGTCTGTTAAAAGCTTCTTTTATTGTATTATCATGGTGTAAATTTATCTCTGTTGCAATCCACATACCATAAGAGTTACCACGAATCTTTTTATAACTGTCCTCTTTAGCTGCTCCGTGCAAATATTACAATTCTTTGTTTGTAATTTGTGTCAGGTCCTTTTATATAAAGACATTCATTGCCTTTGTATTTTCCCCAATGACTTTGTCCTCTAAAAATATATTCTAGTCCAAAACCATTTGCATCACCTATATTTAATTTAGCATTTGCACTTGTAGAACCTGTGGCCAAATGTATTTTATCTGGAGTTGTTTTTAATTCGTGAGCAAAAGCATAAACATTATCAACTGTTTTTCCTGCTCTTACTGCTCCGTTCTGCTATATTAAAAGTACAATCTACACACTTTCTAATATATTGTTTGTGTTTATCACCAAAGCTAAAATTAATGGTCTTTTTTCTTTTTACATTCTTTTTAACTACCATATATCTCCACATCCGTTTCCGAAGTATCTTCAACTTCTTCACCTTCGCTGTTTTGTAGTTCTAATTCTAATCGTTTCTTTTCTATTTCAAGTTTTGCTTTTTCTATTTCTAATCTTTCGCCATCAATTCCAACTTTATTTAAGCTTTCTATACATCTTCTTTTAGATTCTTGTACTCTTGTTAATGCTTCTTCTATTTGTTGTATTACTAATGTTGTATTTTCAGCATGTGTTATTGTTGTTACGGAATTTTCTTTATTCCATTGTGTGCTTTGATAATTTGTTTTTGATATACTATCTATTGTCATGTCTTTGTTTTTTTCTTGTAGGTTTTGTATTCTTTGTAGCATTCTTCTTTCTCTAATAGTTAATATTTTCAATTCTTCTAATAATGCATTCTTTTTATTTTCAATTTTATAATTATTATATATATCGTTTTCTTCTTCAGAAAAAACACCGGAGAATATATTTTCATACTCTCCGGTAGTTAATGCTCTTTTATTTCCTTTTTCTGCTCCAGGTCCACCTTTGTTTCCTTTCGCATTTTTATTATTCTTTAATGCTTCACTTCTATTGTTTTTTCTTTTCCATTTATTTTTTTGTATCAAATAAATTAATTGGCTATTAGTGATGTTGTTCTTTTCTTGTATTTCTTTGTATTTTAGTCCTGACATATAATCTTTTTTTATGTTCTTAATATTCACATACCATCACCACCACCAATTTATTTTTCTTTTCCAAAGATTTCATTGTATATTTTAGATTTTCTAGTGTATTCTTCTTTCATAAAATCTTCAAAAGTTTTTCCTTCTAGTAATTCATGTCCTAAAGTGGTTTGATATACACTTGTAAAACACATTGCTGTATCAGGCTTTTTCATACTTTCAGTTACTTCATATTCTTTGTTGTTAATTATATGGCATAAATTATAGGAATTACCCTTAAATCCTTCCATATTTTCTATTCCACAACAACACATTTCATCACCCATTGTTCTTAATCTGTTTTCACCTACATAGAATTTTAAACCATATTTGTGGGCTTCTTCCTTTAATTGTTGAAATTGCTCTTTTAATATTTCTTTATCATATACAAAATCTGCACCTATTTTAATTAAGTTCTTCTGCCTTTTAGCAAATTTCATACCTTCAACAATTATTCCATGTGCTCCTGCTTCTGCAAATCTCTTAATATTTGCTTTAACATCATTGAATACTTGTGTCATATATGGTTGTATTCTAATATTTACTCTTTTTACATTTTTCGACAATATTTTTACCATTTCCAATCTTTCTTCAAAGGTTGGTGCTCCTTTTTCTAAAATGTCATATTGAGAACAAACCATACTAATTTGAACAACACAATTGCATTTTCTTAATAAAGTCAAATATTCTTCATCTATAACCAATTTTCCTTTGGTTGATACAATAAATGGATACTGTGTTTCAGCGAATACTTTTAAGCATTCATAAGACAATCTATGTTTCTTTTCTGCTGGTTGAAAAGGGTCGCTCATTCCACCCCAATGAAGCGGAATATTCCAATCGCACCAATTTACTGCTTTTGACCTCTGACCATTAATAAAATTCAATAATGCTTTTGAAGTTTCTCCTTTTTCTATATCTGTTATATCTTTTTTCCTTTGTACAAAGCAATATTTACATGCATGTGAGCAGCCTTTATAAGTATCAAATCTTATAGGCACATCACATAAAACAACTTGACTTCCACAATCTGGCATACTACACATCCCTTTCTACTTTTTCTATCAATATTTCTACTAATGGATCCTTACCATTCATCTTTATATATTTATCAAATTTAGATTCATATTCCTTTGGAATATTAAAAGTTACTGCAAATTTTTTTAATTCTCTATCAACTGTTGAAAAATCATTTTCTAATAGTTCAGAAATAAAATCCGTTTTTAAATCTTCTACTTCTGACATACTAAAACCTGTTGCAAATAACTCTTGCTCTGATAAACCTAAATCATCAAATAATTGCTCTAATTTATCATTATCCCAATAACCAGTATTTTTATTTAGTGATAAATTTAATTTTTTCTCTTGTTTTTCATCTAAATTTAAAACCACACACTCAACTTCTTCATGGTTTAAATCTTTTAATATTTCAAGTCTTTGGTGTCCACCTATAACTGTCATTGTTCTTATATTTACTATTATAGGGTCCACAAATCCAAATTCCTCAATGCTTGCTTTTATTCTTTTGTATGCTTCGTCTGTTTTTTCTAGCTTTTTTCTTGGGTTGTATTCTGCTGGTTTTAGTTGGTTTATTTTTAGTTTTTGAATATTCATAATAGTCTCCTTCTTCCTTAAAACATTTTCTTATATTTCTGCAATTTTTACATTCGTATTTCATACATACCTCAAATTTCATAGCATCATCTTCTTTCGTAAAATAAAAGAAAAAACTCCCTTTGCAGAGAGTTTTACACCTAATTTTTCAGGAATTTTTATATTAAAAATCAAAATATCACGATACAATTATAAAATATATAATAGGAATTGTCGAGGCAATCTTTTGGCAATGTTTTTTATTTGATTTTTAGTCCATCTATTCCGAAAAAATAATACTGAAAGTTCTTTAATTGCAATGTTTTTTGTGTTTCTTATTGTTTTAGTATTACAATGCAAAAATTCGGCAAGATTTTCTTGTGTCATTTTTTCTTCTTCAAGATATAAATATTTTATAACTCTATATCTTCTTTGAATATCCTCTCTATGTGATGACAAACATTTATATTCATAATACTCTAAAAATGTGTTTATATGTTTCATAATAATGCTTGTCTTATTTTTCGATTTAATTATTGAGTTAATTTGGGTTTTTGTTATTTCTTCGTCCATATCTAAATCTAATTCATCAAACAATTCTTCTTTTGATAGCTGCTTTTCAGTATATACAGAACTTTCTGTATGTTTTTTAAAATTATTATAATTGTGCAACAATAACTCCGTATTTCTGAATCTCATATCAGCTTTGTGTTTCTTTTTTTCTTCTTTTTCTTTTTCAATTTCTAATAATGCTCTTTTCACACCTTCATTAACTCCAGCTGTAATGCTGTTTTGAATTATAGTATATAAAAATGGGTCTACTTCCACCCCTTTGCCTTCTCCACTCATAAAAAGCACCTCTTTCTTTTTACTTTTACAAAGGCATGTAACTTAATATTATATTATTTAATCTTTTGCTTTGTTTTTTTCTTATTCTCTTATTTTTCGTATGTAACCATATATGTAGGCATTTACATGCTTTTTTATCATTTATTTGTTTTACGATATCAATAACAATATTTTTAAATATTCTTTTGATAGCTTTTACAACTACTTTTATTATTTTTCTAGCAGTTTCAACAATTTCTTCAATAATTGGCATAAGTTTTTCTTTTATAGCTTCTAATGCCTCTACTGCCTTTTGTGTATCTGTTTCACTCATAAGGATTATTCCTCCTTCTTTTCTTCTTGTTCTTCTTGTTTTACCTCTTCTTTAAACATTGCATACGGCTGTTCTACTGACATACAAATTGGTGGATGTTTCAATCCTATTACAGACAACCATATTTTGCCTGTTTTCTTAAATTCTTCTTTTTCTTTTTCACTCATTTCCCAACAAGTTACAATACAATTATCCTTTGTTTGTAATGCTGGTAATGCACCACATCCTGGTGCTTGTAATATCATATTTTTATCTTCAAAATCAACTGGTTTCATAATTAATTTTCCTCCTTAAATTTAAATACTTTTTTCCAAAAAACACACATATTATCTATAAAAATGTCTATTGCTTCAGCAAAAGGTCGTGTCATTTCAGTAGCTGCTTCTATAAAAAATTTAGCAATTTTTATAAATATATAAACTGGTGTTAATAACAAAATCATAATCATAAATAATATTTTTTTCATTTAGTGGTCCTCCACTTCTTCATTACTGCATCTATAAGTGCCATCCATTGTTTTTACTATGTTGCATAAATCCCTATCATTTAGCCTATTTAAGCACTTTTCACATACATTTTGAACATACTCTTTTTCTTGTTCATTCATACCATTGTACCTCCATAAATCTTTAGTATTGTGTTATTTCTCAAATAGTCTATTTTTCTTATTATTTTTAAATCTTTTTCTCTTACTTTTGTTGGTGTATCTGGTGCTCCCATTTCTTTCATAGCTGCTACTCTAAATTTGGCTAGTAATGTTTGTAATTCTATATAATCATTTTCATCCATTACTTTGTGCCTCCTTCTCTTTTTTTATAATTTCACACATTAAGCATTTTCTATATTTCCCATCACTAGCCCATAAAGTAAATCTATGGCATATTGGGCATCTGTGTTTTGGTGTTTTTCCTGTTATTTTTTTTATTCTTTTTTTATCTTCTTCATCTCTTATTTTTTTTGAAAAATTACTCATTTTCTCACCTCCAATACTCTTAAAATTATTAATTTATAATATTTTTCGTTTGGATTTGCTCCCCATTCTTTTTTTCCTGTTCCAACTTCTAATGTACATAAACATCTGACAGTTGGTGAATTATAATTATATCCATTTCTAAATACAATTTCTGCTGATTTATCTCTATAATCCAAACCAAATATTCTTTTAAATCTAATATGATAATATTCTTTAAATTCTCTGTATTCTTCTTTCTTTTCACCACTTACAATCATATCAAACCATTTCTTTTTTATTGGTAATACTAACATAAATATTCTTCCTTCCATTTTAGTTGTTTTTGTTTTTCTCTTTCATCGTATTGTTGCCATATATTTTCGCTATATTTTATTAATCTAAACTTTTCTTTTTCGTATCTTGTAGTACAATATTCTGTTGCTGTAAATCTTGGGTTACACCCACATAGAGCTCTTATCAAATCTATTCTTGGATCTCCTGAACTCTCTACATGTTTTGCATATATTCCATAGGTTTGACTTAAATTTTCCTCTGTCTCAAATACTGCACATATCTCAAATGAAACTAATCCACTTAAAAAATGCATTGCTTCTTCTGGGGTGTAATCTTCTATATTGAAAAAACAAAAGCCCACCGAATTTGTTTTGCCTTCGTGTATTTTATTATTTATCAATGGAAAATTGTTTTTATATTTTTCAAATTCAACTCTACTCATAAATCTAAATAATTTCATTGTTGTACCTTTCTACATCTCTTTTTTTCTTTATCCCATGCTGCACATTGTTCTTCGTAGCAATTTGAAAAGCCCTGTGTTTCTATTAAAAGATGATATTCACCACGAATTATATTTTCGCTATCTACTATTGGTTTTCTTATATTGTGTTGCATAATACTATACATTTCAGGACATTTCATATTATTTTAACTCCTTTAACTTTGAATCTATTGTTTTTATACTATTTTCAACACTTCTTTCAAGAGTTCTTATTAAATCTAATGTAAATTGCAAGCCTTCTTTTTGGCCTATTAATTGATTTTTAAATTCTTCCACTATTTTTCACCATCCTTTGATACAATTAACAAACACATTAAGCCTATACCTATAAAAGTGCCTATAAATAAACCTAATATAAATTTAATCATTGTAGCACCTACTTTCCATACATTTCTAGCATATACACTGTTTCTTTTAATGCATCTATTTCTATAAATTGCTCGTTTATTTTTACTTCTTTTTCTTCTAGCATTTTTTCAAGTTCAACAATATGTTGTTGTTTTTCATCATTTGCTTTTTGTAATTCCATATTTACTGCATAACTACCAGTAAAAAAACCTATTATAAATATTACTAGCATCATTGCTATTGCCTTTATTCCTTCAGCTTTTTTATTTATATCTTTATCATAAAATTTCATTTGTTCATCATCCTTTCATTTTTGGAAAATAATCTTTGCATTTTTTGCAATTATCGTAAAAATCTGTTGGTAACCAATCTTCTTTAACTATTGCTGGATGGTTGTATTTCATACAGGCGAAGTCTCCCTCGCCTATATATTCACAATCATCACATTCTTCACAATTATTTAAATACTTTTCTTTTTTTGCCATTATACTGCCACCCTTTCTAATACTTTCTTTTGCCATGTATCCAGGAACTTGTCCTGTTTTTTGTTGGTTTTTTCATTGTTTTTTGTTCTTTTTTGTACAACTTTATTGTCTCTTACTTCTACTGTTACCAAAGAAACATTTGGTGTATCTATTTTTCGCATAAAATATATATCGCAATTTCCATCTGCATATTTTTCTGCATAAGTTCTTACACAATTATTTTGTTGTTTGCTTTCTTCTACTAAATCTGCAACACTAGAAGCCGGAAATATGATAAATTCTTTGTTTTTAAATACATTTTTTATTAATGTTTCTAATCTTTTTTCAATGCATTTTGTGATTCTTTCTTGTTCCATTATCTTTAATTGTTTGTTATATAAATCGTGCATTGTTTTTAACTTATCAGGAAACAAATACCTTTTATTTTTTAAATCTAATCCTAATTTCTTTGCAAATCCTAAATAATCTCTATACAAATGTGCATCAGTTAGTTTTTTACTTCTGAAATACTTTATAAAATTATCTATTGATGTATATTGCTTTATATCTTGAATTACATATTCATATTTTTTCAAGAATCTTAATTTTCTTATGTCTTTTGTAGGATATAATTGCAATAATTTTAAATCTTCTCTTGTTATATCGTGTTTTTTCATAAAATTATAATAAGTCTTATCAATTCCAAATATCTTTTTAAAAGATCCTTTGCAAATAAAATGTTTTGCAGAATATGCTAAATTATATAATTTCATTTCCACTAATGTTTCAAAACTATCATATTTTGCAGCACTTAATAAGTCTGGTAAATAAATATATTCTTTTTCTCTTTTTGCTAATTCCCATAATCTTGATTTCTCATAAATAGTTCCTTTTAAAATTTCTTTTAAATTATCTGCATATAAATATCCTTGTGCCAAACTCTCATACCAGTTGCCATCGTATGTTCGCCACTCGCCCTCTTCATCTTTCCAATGATATACAAAAGGTCCACATTGTGCTATACTTACTCTTTCATTTCTTATTTCTCTATAATCATCATCAACTATTTTTCTTGCATATTCTACTGTGTCGTGTTCCATTTCTTGTTTTTCAGAATTATAAATTGTTTCCATCTCAAAAATTCTTATAATTAATTCACCATTAATCTTATCTAATAGCAGAATATTATCTCTTTTTTTCCAATTCTTTAATGTTCCACTTCTTACCCAGTATTTATTCTTACAATGTGGGCAAATATGCTCTGTTTTTATTTTTGGTCCTTTATTCAAGTATGTAAATGATTGCTGACAATTTGTGCAATAATATATGTTTTTAGTTTTTAAAATTAAATTATGTCTTTTTTCTTGTTCATATATAAATTGATTCCAATTTTGTGGCAATGTAAATTCTCTTTTCATTGCTTGTATTAATTCTCTTAAATGTTTATTTATATACCCCATCTGCAACTACCTCCTACTATAATTGCAAATATGAGCCATCTTTAAATTCTTTGTATGTTACTGGTCTGCCTTTATATTTCATAACAATATCATTATCATTGTGTTTTGGCTTTTCTTCTTGCTTTTTAACTTGCACATCTGCATCTTGTTTTGTATTAGATGCATCTTTCTCTGTTTTTGCATCTTGTTTTTCTGCTTTTTTAGTTGTTTTAATTCCTAATGCTTCATTTGTTTCATCAAAATAATGTATTGCTAAATTATATACATCTTGGTCTTCCATAACTGCACATCCATTTACTGCTTTTTCTCTTGCTTGATTCTTTATGAAATCCCACATATCAATTAAATTCTTTTCTTCATTTAGATATTTTTCATCCATATCTTCTCTATTTATTAGATATTCAGCTACTTTCTTTATGTTTGCATCTTTCTGTTCTTGTGATAATTTTTTAATTCTTTCAATTCCTTCCATTTAGGTTTCCTCCTATAATTCAATTATTTTTAGATTGTATTTATCTTCAAATACTTTCTTTTTTGTGATATATTCTTTGGTTTTAAACCCTTTTATGTCTATAACATCTGCTGTTCCATCATTGTTAAACACAATAAAATCTGCTTTGTATTTTAGTCCTTCAGCTAATATAAATATAGGCTGCAAACAGAAGCCTTTTATTTCTTTTGCTTGTAGCCTTAATTTCAAATTGCAATAAAACTCCGCTTCTTTTTTACTATCAAATGTATGTCCATCAATATTTGTCTTTATTGCTCCGTATTTACTTCGTTTATTTCCCTTTTTTTGATATTCTCTATATTCTTCAATACTCCAATGTTCTTGCATTTTAATTCTCCTGTACTTTTCTTTTCTTCGCACATTTTAAATTCTTTATTATTCTTGGTGTATATTCTCTTACATCTTGATTGCTTTTTAATGTATCAATATTGCTTATTGCTTGTCTTGTATCTGCTATTATTCCTTTGTTTATGTATTTATCTGTATATCCTTTTATTGTATTTATTAATTCTAATTTATCTTTTAATATTCTTCTTTCTCTTCTTACTTTTATTAATTCTTTTGAAACCTGCATTATTTCAATACCATTTAGCTTTGACAACTCTAATTCGTGTAAATAATCTTCTTGCTCTGCCTCTTTTATACAGATTTCATTTTCTATTTCTTTTTTCTTTTCATCTAGATTCATAAATAAATCTTCTATCTCTAGCATTAATAGTTTTACTTCTTCCATATTATCTAGCTGCATCTTATTCCTCCTTCGTGTTTTTATCTTATATTTGAGTTTGTTTCTGAAAATTTATTTTTTTGCATTTTTTAAGTTTTCTTTTATGCTCTTTTCATATAATTCTCGCCAGTTTTTATATCCTGGAACAAATCCTTTACAATTTCTTGTGCCAATAAAATTATAATCACTTAACTTATTACACCCTAAACAATATTTGCATAGAGTATCACACCTTATTTGTGCCATCTTAATCACCTTTTAATAATAAATTGTAAAATGATTTCCTGTTTTTTCTTTGAATTTATGGCATTGTTCTACCAATCCTTTTTGTTCTCCATTTAACATACACATTGGAAATTCATTTTCTCTTTCATGGTAACAACACCATTCACAATTTTCACAAATTTTTAAATTATTTGTCATCAATTCACTTCTCTTTACTCCCATTTTTGTTCCTTTCACATTTTTTCAAACATTTGTCTTAAGCATGTTATAAAATAATTAATAAAATCATTTATTTTCTCTTCTTTGTCAATAGAAATATACTTTTCTGTCTGAAGATATTTCAATAAAAATGTGTTCCTCTTCAGGTTATTTAGATATACTTTGTACGGACTTAAATATATTTCTGTAATGGTCCAATATTGTAAATGTAATTGAAATATCTGCTTTTCACTTAAATAATTAGTATTAGTTATATAAATTTCTAATCTTTTTAATGCTGTAATTATTGCTGTTCGGTCCATGTCGGTTAAGTTTTCAAAATTTTGCTCTTTATATATTAAATAATTAAATAACATATTTAATTTATTTTTATTTAATTTATAATTATTAATAGTATTATTATATATATTATTAGATGTGGTTACTTTGTCGGTTATTTCTTCGGTTGTTTCATTGGTTGTTTTGTTGGTTGTTTTTATATTGTTAGTTTGATAAAAGTCATATTTTTCAATGGTTACAAGAGTATATTTGTTGGTTGATTTGATGGTTATTTCACTGGTTGATTGTAGTTTTTTTAAGCTGGTTCTTACTTGTTGTTCCGTTAATCCTGTTTCTTCAGATAAATGTTTCCTAGATGTCAAAACTTGGCCTCTTTTTATTTCGATACCATTCCATATAGAATCTTCATAACTTGCCTTTAATAATAAGTGTATAAAGATTGTTTTTACATTTATATCTTTGTACCATTCCCAGTGGGTAAATTTCTTGTATAAACTTATCCATCCTTTACTGATTTTATCTTCCATAAAATAACCTCTTTTTCTTTTTATAGTAAGGGGATGCTAGGGGCTAAACATCCCCCTTCTACAACTTCTAATCATCGAAAAAGTCATCTTGTGTATTATCTTCTATATTGTTACTTTCTATTGGTGTTTGTATTGTTTGTTGCTCTTCTTTTGCTTCCTCTTTTACTATTGTTTTTGCTATTGTTTTTTCAACTTTTTTTGCTGGTGCAACTATTTCTGTTTCTTTTGTTTGTGAGTGTGTTATAGGTTGTTCCACCACTTCACCTTCTGCTAGGCGTGGCTCTTCTTCATAAGTCATTTCTACTTCATCTATATACTCATACTCGCCGTTTTCTTTAATTGTAGCCATATCTTTTGTATATGCTTCTTGCATTTCTATACTCATAATTCCCCATTTAGAAATTAGTTGTCTTAACATTGTTTTGTATGCCATACCGTCAAAATCTTTATACCAGAAGCTGCTATATTTCCATAATTCGCTTTGTGGTATTTTTCCATCTAGTAAATTCTTATATGCTTCTGAATTAAATGCTTGAGAATATTTATTTGCATGTGCTAACATTTTCTTTTTAGACCAGTACATTGTTTTTCTAAATCCGTTTTGATATTCAAACATTGCATAATATCCTATTGTTGTTGTTTCTTCTCTTATTTCATCATCTTCAATTAAATTTACTTCTAATTCTTCAGCCAAAGGATCATATTTTACCAATTCGCCTTCTTTTATTGCTATAACATTTATTTTCTTGTAATATCCGCTTCTGATAGCTAATTGAATATAACCTTTATAACCTAATTGGAATTGTGCTACTTTTATTGTTGATGTTGTTCCATCAGGATTTTTTATTTTTTTGTTAAATGGTACTATATAATATTGTCCTAATTGTGGACTTGGGCTCAATTTAAGTGCTTCTCCTAAAAAAGCTGCTGAAATAATACTGCCGTGTTCACACTCTTGTAATGCTGTATTTGTACTTACTGCTGATAAAATACTTGTTATAAATCTTTGTCCGTTTGCCCCTCCTACTGTTTCATTAATTTTTTTCTTTATTGCATCTCCCATTAAAAATGTACTAAAAGTTTTCTTTTCTTCTTTTTTAACTAAACTATTTTTAACTGCCATTTTATACTTCCTCCCTAATAATAAATTTAATTCCTGTTCTGTCTACCTCTTCAATGTTCATTGTTGCAAATGCTGGTATGCATATTAGATTTCTTCCACTTGGTGCTACATACCCTCTTGCTACTGCTATTGATTTAACTGCTTGATTAACTGCACCTGCACCTACTGCTGTTAATTCTATTTTTTTATTTTCATTTAACATTCCAACTATTGCTCCTGCAACTGAATTTGGATTTGATTTACTTGATATTTTTAAAATTACATTTTCCATTTATTTATTTCCTCCATCATTTGTTATTTTTTTTAATAAATTTTCTAGTTCTTCAGCTTGTTTTCCATCAACTTGTATTGTACGAACTTCGATTTTTTTCTTTTCTTCTTCCTTATTTAAAGCAATATTTACTGCTTCCATAATATGTTCTTTGTCTATCTTAATTTCTTTAACTAATACATTAATTAAAGCCCCTAAACCTACTAATAAATTAATATCTTCACCTACTATTCGAATTTGACAATGTTCTTGTCCTTCTTCTTTTTTTACTGATAATTCATAATTACAATTTACATATTCTTCTCTATCTTTTGACATTATTCAACCCTCCCAAATTTAATATTATTTGCTTTTAAAAATTCTCTTAATGCAAATTTTTGTCTTTGTGTTACCCAAACTCTAAAATCTAATTGTTGTAAATCTTCATTTTGTTCTTTATCTGTTATACTTTGTAAGCAGCTTGTTAAATTTTCTGTATTTTGTTCTGCATTTTGTGAATTTTCTAATGTTTCTATTTTTTTATTAGCTTCTGCAATTCTTTGTGATTCTTGAATTGATAAACTCAAAATTGATGGACTTTTTATATTATTAAAATAGAAATCTTTAACTTGTTTCTTTATGTTTTCATCTGGAATTGTAGAATCTAATGTTGCTAAATCCATTTTAGTTTTTTCAAATATATGGTTAATATCTGTTTGTACTTTTTTCATTGAATATGAAGAATTTAGCCATCTTTCTTCAAATATTAAATCAAAGTCTATTAAGTCATTAAATTCTCCTACATTCTCAATCCAATAAGCCATAATTTCTTGTAATTTTTCATTTTTAGTTTTTTGTTCAAATGCTTTTACTTGAGAATCTATTCCTTCTGATACTTCTGAAACCATTGCCATTAATTCTTTGCATTTTTCTTCAAAATCCATATATGGCTCTAATAATTTATTTTTTATTCTTTTCTTTTCATCATTTATAGCTGTACTTACTTTATTAAGTAATGCTCTATCTGCTTTTGCTTCTTTTATTGTTTCTTCTGTATACACTAAATTTTTATACTTTTCTAAACTAACTGTTAAACTCGCTTTTAAATCTTCATAATTAAATTTTATAGGCTCTAATGCCTGTATTTCACTTACTTGTAATTCCATAATATTTTTCCTCCTAATTTTTATATTTCTGGTAATAATAATGGTGGCATTTTGTCTTTTTCCACATATTCATTCCAAAACTCAATTTCTTTTTTCATAAGTAATTTGATATCTTCTTCAACATCTTGCCTTAATATCTTATAATGTTTTGTTTCTAGCCTTATTTCACCATCATAATCATATTTTAATTGTGCTTTTAATATCGCAAATGAATATCCTGTTACATTTAAATAATGTAATACTTGGCAATAATAATTGTCTGGAATTTTATCTTTCCATTTTTCTTTTTGCATAGATTGTAAAATATTTGTTGTTTTTATTTCTAAAATTCCTATTTCACCTGTTTCTTTATCAACAATTTGTCCATCTAGACTTGCAAATAAAAATGGATATGTAGGATGTTTAATTATTGTATTTTCTTGATGTGATACTTCATATTGTGGAAAATCTAACTTAAATAATTCTCTTAAATGTTCTTCAGCATTTGTTCCATATTTTACATACGATTTTTCTGAAATATCTTCAGCTTCTTTTCTTCCTGTTTTTTCTTCCCATAAATCAATATTTGTTTTATATGGATTTAAACCTAGTATTGTTGCAGCATCAGATCCTCCTATTCCGTTTTTTCTTTCGTCCAACCATTCTTCCCTAGTCATCTTTTATCACCACCTTTATTCCTAGAGTTTATTATTTTTTCTGCATCTTCTATTGCTTCTTTATAGCCACATTCTGCACATATATCTGTTTTATTATCTCTTCTACTCAATGCTGGTCTTTCTCCAAGTGGTCCTTTACATTTAGGGCATATTGCCATTTTTACTCCTTTCTATTGCACTTTATTTTTATTTGTGTTAAAATACAAACAAAGTGAATTTATATAAATTTTCTTTTAGAACTATCTATTTGCTTTGACGAGTTTTAGGTAGTTCTATTATTTTGCCTTCTTCATCATTTTCAATAAACATGTCTTTTAATAAAGTAATAAAATTATCATCTGCTATTTCTGTTATTCTTCTTAATAATGCATTTATATTTCCACATGGATTTGTATTACATAGGTCCTTTATCTTTTTGAATTGGTCTGCACATTCTGTCTTTATTTCATTAATTTCTCTATCTCTTAATTTGATTGTTTCTTCAAGTTGTTTGATATATTCTTCATTTTTTATGTGTTTACCCATTTCATTTCCTCCTTTCAGTTGAATTAAATTTGATTTTAATTTTGCTGATGTTTTTTTCATTCTGTTAAGTCTATCTTGGTCCTCTTGCTTGTCTATACATTTATGAAGCAATTCTTGGTATTTCTCTATCATTTGTTATTTCACCTCCTCATATATGATTATTGTAATTTCTTGTCCTTCATATATTGTTGAATTTTCCATATTGTTTAATTTTCTTATTTCATATATGTATTCTCTGATATCTTGTCCTGGTTTTTTATATTGCTCTGCTATATCCCATAATCTTTCGCCTTTTGTTACTACATATTGAGTTTCTTTTGCTGTATATTCTTCTTTATCAAATATTGAATTTAAGCACATAAAAGTTATTATTATAATGAATATTAATGTAAATATACTTTTTAAAAATTTTCTTTTATTAACAATTCTCATTTGTTTCACCTCTCTTTTTTCCTACATACTCCATAAATTTACTTTTTATAATTATGTAATTCCAATTTCCTCCTGGTTTTTCTGGTGGAATTGCAAATCCAAAAGGAAATATGCCTTGCCTTAATCCTGACCTTATTCTTTCAGCATTTGTGTGTAGAACTTTTCCTGCTTGATAAGGTGTGATTCTTTCAACTGGTTCTAAATCTTCCATTTTTTAAAATACCTCCCTTTTTGTGTGTTGTACCGCAATTAAATTTTAATTTTTTCATATAAATTCCTTTCTGTTCATTTTTTTGAACAAATTAGTCTAAAAAAATATACTTCGTATAATCTAGCTTGTTTTGTTTACAATATCTTATAACACCTTTAACGATTTTTGGGCTATGATCTATTGCTTTTTTATTAAGAACTAAATTTACATACGATGCATCAACCCCTATCGTTTCTGCAAAAGCTGTCTTGTTATTACGAAATCTCTCTTCTACTAACTTCAATATTGCTTCAATATTTAGTCTCATTTTATCACCTTCCCTTTTGTTTATTTTTTTGAACAAGTTAAGTATATATTTTCTTTTTTAAAAAGTCAATACTTTTTGTTTATTTTTTTAAACAATTTTTGTTGACTTTTTTGAAACCCTGTTATATACTATATTCGGAGGTATAAAAAATGTTTGAAAAAGAAAAATTTGCTAATATTTTAAAAAGAATAAAAGAAACTTACGATAGCCAAGAACAATTTGCTTTCTTTTCTGGTATCGGAAGAACTTCTATATCACAATATATGAATTGTAAATTATCTTTTCCACCAAAACCAAAGCTGCTTGAAAAAATTGCTAATTCATCAAGAGGTATAACTTCATACGAAGAACTAATGCAAATTTGTGGTTATATAACTATTGATGATACAACATTGACACCAATAACAAATTCATTACAAAAAGAAGCCAATTTTTTCACAATTCCTACTTTTAAAAATAATAATGGTGAACTAGAATATACTTCTGAAGACATTGTTTTACCTAAAAATATAGATACTTCAAATCAATATTTTGCATATATATCTGATGACGAATCTATGGCTCCCCTATTCGGTATTGGAGACATAGCAATAATACAAAAGATGAATACTTATGAATTTGGTAAAATATATTTGATTAAATTAGAAGATTCTATATTATTAATAAGGAAAATAGTACAAATTGAAAATGGTATAGAATTACAATCAATGAATCCATATTTTCCAAATTTAAAATTAAAAACTGAAGAACTTACTACAAAGAAATTTAAGATACTTGGTAGAATGATAAAATCAGAAAATAGAAGTGCTTATAAATAGAAAGGGGGTTACTTATAATGAAATGTAAATCTTGTGGAAGTGAAAATGTTAATGTGCAAATGGTATCTGAAAGTGAATTAAAAACTAAACACCACGGCATTTTATACTGGTTATTAATAGGTTGGTGGTGGAAACCACTTTTATGGATATTCTTAACAATTCCAATGCTATTGGGTACTCTATTTGGACACAAAAAACAAAAATTAGTTACAAAACATTCTAGTATTGCCGTATGTCAAAGTTGCGGTTATAGTTGGAAAATAAAATAAAAAAAAACGGATAATGTGAAAGTTATATTTTGCGGTACAACACACATTATCCGGAGTTGTAGACACTTCGAAAAGTGAATACATTTGTATTATATATAAATGTACTCTATTTTTCAAGTGTTTCAAGAAAATATTTTGAAAAATGGAGGTTTTTTTATGTCAAAAAATACTTTTGATAAAAGACCTAACGGAAGCGGATGTGCTGCTTTTTTAGGTACACGGAAGAAGAAAACCTTGGGGTGCTAAAATTACAATAGGAAAAGATAAAGATGGAAAAAATGTATATCATTTTATAGATACTTTTGAAAAAGAATTAGAAGCATTAGTATGTTTAGAAAATTATCATAATAACCCTACTCCACTTTATATAAAAGAAGATAAGTATAATAGAATAGTTACATTTCCCAAAATTCCATATCCATTAGTTGCTGTTAAAGATCCTAAAAAAGAAATAGTCAATAAAGTAAAAAAAGATAATTATACCTTCAAACAAGTATATGAATTATTTGAAAAAACAAAAATGCTAACTAAAGAAGAGGCACAATTAGAAAAAATATATCATATACGACCAAAAAACAAGCCTTATGGCAGACATTATTGTAGGGCTATGAGAACTGCTTTCCACAATTCCAAAGCATTACATGATAAAGTTTATAAGGAATTAAGGGCATCCGATTTTGATAAACATTTAAAAGAATCAAAAAGAGGTGCAGATTCACAAAGGCAAATGGTTAATCTATTTACTAATTTAGATAAATTTGCATTATCTGAAGATATAATTGAAAAAGGTTATGCTCAATTTATTGGAACTGTTACTTCTAATAGAAAAGAAATAAAAAAAGCAAAAGACAAAAAAGTAGAAAAAGAAAGATTATTCACTTATGAACAAATTGCTTATTTATGGAATTTTAAACCTAGAAGAAAAGGTCGCCAACAAGAAAGCCAACAAGAAAGAGAAACATTTATTAGAGATTTTTGGTTAATGCTTTTATATACTGGAACTCGTGCTGATGAACTTCTTTCTGTATATACTGCAAATGTATTTTTAGATGAAGGCTATTTTATAGGTGGTTTAAAAACTGATGCAGGTATAAATAGAGAAATACCTATACACCCTGCTGTTAAACATCTATTTGAAAAGTATTATAACCCTGAAAATGAATTTTTATTTATGCAGCCTAATGGCAAAAAAGTAGATTATGATTATTATTTATATCATTTCCAAAATAATTTTGTTGAATTTCATCCAGAACTTGCAGGACATACTGCACACGATGCAAGACACATGTTAAGAAATGAATTAAGAAAACTTGGAGTAAAAGATATAATTATAAATTCTATAATAGGACATAGTAATGATGATGTTGGGGACGATGTTTATTCTCATGTATCAATAGAAGAAAAACAAGAAGCAATAAAAATGATTACTTATAAACCACAACAAAAATTATATATTTTAGCTTCAAATCAATAA